GCAATCAGTGGACCGTTCTTTGTCTACTAATTAGTCTGGGTCGACGATTACCCATTCCTTCCTGTGGCCAGCCAGTTTCTCCCAGAGATAACCCGGCTGATGGATGTTGGACTTAATATCAACTGGCAAACTATAACTCTCATAGTATTCATACCAGATCTTCGGAAATTCCAGAACGGAAACATCGATTGATGATAAGTCTTGCTTTGAATCCAACAGCCTCTCCATATAAAGCTGTTGGGGGATGGATATACCATACAATTTTTCGACCAAAATCCGGGTTCGAAGTCCCACGGGTTCGTCAGGTATATTCTTAGCAGCAGTCAGTTTGTTTCTACTAAGGTCGGCGTCAAGCATATCGCCGAAGAACTCTCTCTGATAATTGTTCATACAATTAAGTACTCTACGTCCCACAATGACTTTACTAGTCATGCGAAGACCATATCGTGCAAGAGCAGATATGATAGGACTACCTGGATACTGATATGCAAGTGAAAGAGACTTGCACCGCAGCAACTGGAGTAACTTGGAGTTCTTGGAGCGGGCGTACCGTACTTCGGTCCACCCAAAAGAAGCTAACACTTTCTTTGGATCAGTGACGTTCTTCATGTCAACCGTGTCGAAAACAAGTCCACAAAACGATGCTTCAGATAGGTCGGAATGTTTCTCAAGCTTAATTCGCATACCTAATCTGGCGAACATTTCTTTGGTGGGAGTTCCCCCTTCCCACCTAGAAACACCATCGTCGCCTTCGACACACTCGTAAGATTCAGCTTTCAATTTGAAAGCTACAAACTTAATCATCACGAGATTGGTAAATCCATTACCAAGGGACGTGCACATTTCTCCTGACATTCTGGTGGCTTCGATCCAGATTTCAAAGAGTTTGTACACACAGTGGTTAGTACCTGCAAGCACCTCTAGCATGAATTTCTCCATGTCAAGCGCATCGGGCATGTACTGGGTCATGTAACGATACAACTGAAATTCGCCATAAACCATAAGAAGCCTAGTGAACAGGGCTTCAAAGGAAGTATAATCTGTGGTAATATACTCGGCACCTTCCCGCCAGACCCGGTCCATGATGTACCTGGCCCGTTCGCTCACGGGAATTTTCTTGATGAATGACTCATGTTGGAAGACCACTTTTTCAATTAATTTGAATAAGGCAGCTATCTTACATTTGGCTTCGTCCGTACGCGAGTTAATTCCTCGAGCGTGTTTATATTCGTTTGACGCATAGCCTTCGTCTTTCATGAAGGATTTGACCTTCTTGTATCGTTCATCGCCCCAAAACTCAGAAACCGCAGACCACTTTCTGCGGAGTTCCTCCTTTCGAGCCTCGGAGTAAGGGGCGGCAGCCAACCATGTTTCCACAGATGCGTCGGCATCTGGAGCAATTGGAACAAAGTTCTTCTCACAGAAATCCCAGACAAAATCACCGTACTCTTCTAGTAGGGTTAAGTCTGCATCTGGAGGAAGATTTGCAAAGCGTTTCAAGGCGCCAGCAATGATGGTGTCCCTATTGTCTGGATCACAATGGGGAAGGGCCACACCTTCAGCGTGTGGACCCAAGGATATGGCTACCGGACGGCGGATGGTTTCGTCATCTAGGTGCTCGACAATCTTGATGGGCTTAATAGCCTCGATTTTTGGAGTCGGCACCTCGCCGTAACGGTAGCCGTAAGTCATTATCCTACCAGCATGCCCGCCTTGGGAAAAGGAACTTTCTGTTCCTCAAGGCGGTATAATTGTGCTTTACGCAATCCATAGGCTAACCTGACAGTATTGCTGACAACATTTTGCTCAGAAATGTTCCAGTAACGATCTATGTTAACTGTCATAAGTTTTCCTGCTGCGTTATCGAGTTTAACAGCCGAAGCCAAATCATCCAGCATCGATGATAGGTTCATGTGATGTCCCAGTTGTGATAGCTGCTCGACCGACACTTTCATCCTTAACTTTCTATCGAAGAAGGGAATCATTGGTAGTCTCGTAAATCTGTAAGTCACCTTAGCATACAGAGCATCGGTATGTTTCGTTACCGTGAGAGAGACTGCATCAGCCCGTGTGTCAACGTTGGTGATGCTGGCTGTCTGACACCATTTGAAAAATTTATAATGGTGAGCCAATGGGTTTTGAAAGATGATCGTGGATTTTCCACGAATTATGTCTACTATTATCACTATTGGGAGAATTATGCATACAGCAGTTAAGACCAAAGTGAAATACATCAATAGCATGAACATAAGGGCATCGGAACCATCCTCCCTAATTTCCGCCACAGACAATGGCGAAAGTGGAATGGCGATGATAACAGCAAGGTACATTATTACTTTCAGGAGACTTGTACCTTTCCCATTGTTATCCCTCCAACGGATATCGAGATTAACGATCCGCTCTCTAGCGCGATCCAAATGAGAAGCAATGGCCGCATCATCGGCCTCGAGTTTCTTGGTTTTCTCTTCATACTCCTTCTTTATTTCCTCCGTTTCCTTTTGTGCCTCGGCAACCTCTGTGATCAGATCCTTAATCACATCTTCGGCGGCTGCCGCC